GCTGGGTTGGTCGCTTTAATGTAGCTAAAAACGCGACAAATGAATTCGACGTTCCAGCGCTTTCAACAGACGGAACGCCTTTAAAAATGTTAAGCGATTCAGCTATTCAGGCTATAGCTGACAAAGGTTACATTTTTATAAAAAAACACGTTGGAACCGCCGGAACTTATTTCAACGACGCGCCAACGGCGAAACCTGAAACTTCAGACTATGCTTTTGTCGAAAACAACAGAACTATAGACAAAAGTATTCGCGTTTGTAGAAAGTTTCTTTTGCCAAGCTTAAACGCGCCTTTGTACGTTAATCCGAACGGAACCCTAAGCGAAGACACTATTGCGAGTTTTAGAAATGACGCGCTTCGCGGCCTTGAAACGATGCAAAAAGAAGGCGAAATTTCGGCTTCTGAAGTAGTCATAAATCCAGCACAAAACGTAATTTCTTCGTCTAAAATAGTTTTAACGCTGAAAATCGTTCCTGTAGGTGTAGCAAGAAAAATAGTAGTAAACATCGGCTTTGCCGTAAAATTGTAATAAATGGAAAATATACCTTTAATTAACGGACGTTCTTATTCTTTTGTTGACGTAATTGTTAAAATAGCCGGCGTTCCTACGCCTTCAGTATTTAAAATTGACTATACAGAAGAACAACAAAAAGAAAACAACTACGGAACCGGTTCGCGTCCTGTTAGTCGTGGAGCCGGAAAAATAGAAGCCAAGGCTTCAATCGGTTTGTCGATGAATGATATTGAAGCGATTCGCGACGTAGCGCCAAACGGTTCGCTGTTGGCTTTACCGGCTTTCGACATAGAAGTTCACTTTTTAAATACTCAAAAAGTAGTAACGCATATCATAAAAAATTGCGAATTTACTTCTGACGGTGTTGAAGCTGGCCTTGACGACAAAGACATAAAAAAGACTTTCGATTTAATTCCTTCGCATATCGTTTACAGATAGTAAAAAAGTTGTATTTTTAACGAAAATTATAAAAAAATGGACGTAAAAAATACAGCAGAAAAGAAAAAAGTTAGATACGAAATTGAAGTTGAAGGCGCGGTTGGAAAACTTGCGCCTTTGTCGTTTCAGGTTGCTGAAGCCTGTCTTGGTTATACCTTTAGACAATTTCCCAAAATGATAACGGCTGGCGAAATATTGCTTAACTCGCTTTTTGTTTCAGGTGACAAGAAATACACTACGAACAAGAACAGCGCTTTTTTTACACGCGCCTGTCTTGAAGCCTACAAGATAATTGAATTACTATCTTACGAAATTGAAGGCGACGTTATAACTGTCGAAACTGAAGGAAAAAAATACAGTTGCACGCTTAAAAAAGACATAGACAGAAACGTTTTAGAAGACGCGCTTGGCCTTATACGTCCGAACGGTGGGAACCCTTTTCCGTTAACAGCTGGAAAAATGATTTTAGAAAATTGCTGGATTGAAGGCGACGAAGAAATTAAAACAAATCCTGAATTATTGGTTCCGGCCTGTTTAGCTAGTTATTACAGAATTGAAGCAAAAGAAACAAGCTTAAAAAAGCTTTAAGTCGGCACGAAATAAAAGACCCTGACAACGACGAAATATGTGAAGTTAGGAAAATGACCGCATTAATCAGATTCTACTTTAAAGAAGACCCTGACGCGTTGACCGACGATAATTTTGCGAAGCGGTGGAATGATTTGAAGTACGCGTTGCACTTTGAAAGTAAAAGAAAATCTATTTTTTAAAACATGAGCAATAATACAGAAACTTACGTAATACGTTTAAATGACGTTCATTTTATGGCCGGTATGCGACGCGCGCAAGAAGAAGCCGGCCAAACAGCGCGACGCGTTTCCGGTATCGGTGGCGCTATGAAAATAGTCGGCGGAATTATGGCCGGAATTTCTGTTTATGCTTTAGGCAATTCAGTAGTCGACACCTTGGCAAAATTCGAAAAGTTTGAAGCCGTTTTAACGAACACTTTTGGAGATAATTCGACAGCAAAAAAAGCGCTGGCAAATATTACCAAATTTGCAAAAGAAACGCCTTTTGAAGTTGACGAACTAACGGGCGCTTATGTAAAATTGGCGAACCGTGGAGTTGCACCGACAATGGAACAAATGGCAAAAATGGGTGACGTTGCAAGTTCCACCGGAAAAGGCTTCGACCAATTAGCCGAAGCAGTTCTTGACGCTTCGACAGGCGAATTCGAACGTTTAAAAGAGTTTGGTATCACGGCGAAAAAACACGGCGACCAAGTACGTTTTTCGTTTAAAGGAATTTCGACCGAAGTTGCATTTTCAGACAGAGCCATTACAAACTACATTCAAGGTCTTGGAAACATGAACGGCGTAATGGGGGCGTCTGACGCGATTATGAAAACGACGGGGGGCGGACTTTCAAACATGAAAGACACAATAACCGCGCTTTATTTAAAAATAGGAAACAATTTAAAACCGGCTATTTCCGGCGTTATTTCGGGTCTTACGTCGGCTGTCGGTGTTGTTTCTTCGTTTATTGATTGGTTAGGAACAGGAACGACAGGCGTCAAGGCCTTCGCTATTGGCGTGGCCGTAATTGGTGGCGCAATGCTTACTTATGGCATAATTACAGGCGCTTTAACCATTCAGACAGCCGTTTTAACGGGCGCGCAATGGCTTCTTAATGCAGCTATGACCGCGAACCCTGTCGCGTTGGTTGTTGTTGCTATAGGGGCGTTAGTTGCTGGCGTTGTGGTGGCTTATAATCAACTTGACACGTTCCGCGCTACAGTAGACGGCGCTTGGTCTTCTTTAAAAGTAATAGCTTCAAATATAAAAGGAACTTTTACTGAAATTCCTGATTTAATTATAAAGGCTTTTACGCAAATTCCGAAAGCTATAATGTCGGCCTTTTCAGGAATAAGCGACTTATTTTCAGCTATATTTTCAGGCGATTTTAAGGCGATACCTGAAATAGTGGCTAAATTAGGTAAAGACCTTTTAAAAAGCAATCCGATAACAGGGTTGGCTATGAATGTAGGCGAAAGCTTGACAAAAGGCGCCGGCGACGCCTTCGACAATGCTTATAACGAAACTATGACTAAGGCCGAAAAAGACAAGAAAACGAAAAGCGCGACCGCTGGCTTTAAATCAAAAGTTTCCGGCTCTTCGGTTGCACCAGCGACAGAAGGAAAAGGTTTAAAAGCTGGAATTTCAGAAGTTCGTTCTTCAGCGCCTAAAAACTTTTACATTTCAATAGGAAATTTAGTAAAAGACTTAAACATAAATACAACGAATTTAAGCCAAGGTTCGGCGAAAATAAAAGAAGAAATAACAAAACTATTGTTAACGTCTGTTAACGATATGCAAATAATATCGGAATAAATGAAAACAAACTTCAGCTTCGACGAACTTTTTCTTCAAGTAAAAGGCCGAACGATTTCAGAACTAAAAACAGCCGTTTATCGTGAAACATTAGTTTCAAGCGAAGAAGACTTTGACAAGCGTTCGCTTTTCGGAACGCCTGTTTATTCAAACTTAGAAATTCCGGCTGGCAGTTATACAGACTTAGACGGAAACGTTATAAATTATGAAGGCGTCAGAATTGACACGGTTTTAATGGACGTTTCACAAGAACGCAATATCATAAGAACCGCGGTCGCTGGTAAAGCTGGAACAGTAAAGCAGTTTATAGCTGACGGCGATTATATTATTAATTGCCAAGGCTTAATAACAGGCGAAAGCTTCGCCACAAATTCAGGTTTCGGCGTTCAAGCGACCGCTGGCGTTCCTGAAGAAGAAATTCGAAAGCTTAAAATTATTTGTTCTGTTCCGCAAGAAATTGAAGTTGTTTCTTCTTTTTTGGATTTTTTCGACATTACGACTGTCGTTATAATGACGCCAACGTTCGCGGAAAAAGAAGGCGTAAGAGGTGAAATATTTTTTGCTTGTTCAATGATTTCAGATAAACCAATTGAATTAAAATAATTATGCTTAGACCTTGGATAAAAATCGAAATAGGCGCTGAAAAGCTGTCGTATGTGACTACAGGCGAAGTTTCTTCGACTTGGAAAAAGTTCACCGATACGGCGGTTATAACGATACCAAAAAAAGTCGTAAAAGACGGAAAAACTATTTATTTAGGAAACGAAAACGTATTTAAAAAAGGTGATTTTGCGACTATTTACATAGGTTATTTCCCTAAAATTGAAAAAGTTTTTGAAGGCTATTTAACCAAAATAACGCCTTCTGAAACTGTAGAACTTCAATTTGAAGACCCTTCTTGGATTTTAAAACAAACGAATTTAACAGTTTCTTTTAAAAAGATAACGCTTGAAGAACTTTTAAAAAAATGTCTTGAAGAAGCTATTTCAAAAGCTTCGCCAGCTATAAAAAAAGCGCTTAAATTAATTAAAATAAAAGCGGTCGAAGCGGAATTTTTTGCTTTCAGGTTAACTAATGTTAATATAGTTCAAGTTCTTGACGAATTAAAAAGCACTTACGCGCTGACTTCATTCTTTAGAAACCAAACTTTAAATGTCGGCTTGGCTTATAACGGTGACGGAAAAAGACACAAATTCGAGTTTGAAGAAAACATTATAAACAGTAACTTAGAATATAAAAAAGAAGATGATATTCGTATAAAAGTGAAAGTTATTTCGATGCTGGAAAATAACACGAAAATAGAAGTCGAAGTTGGTGACAGCGACGGCGAACAAAGAACTATATTCGCTTATAATGTAAAAAGTCAGACAGAACTAAAGCAGATAGGCGAAAGAGAAAAAGAGCGCCTGAAATACGAAGGTTTTTTTGGAACTTTTGAAACCTTTATTTATTCCTTAGTTCAACACGGCGACGAAGTTGAAATTGTGAACAAAAAGCAGCCTGAACAAAACGGCGTTTATTATGCTGAAGCTGTTGTTCCGAGGTTTGGCGTCGACGGATTTTTTCAGACTATAACTTTAGGCGCAAAAATAACAGCGAAATAATGGAAATAAAAGACATATTAAAAAAAATGCTAGAAAGCCAAGAAGAAAACTATTCTGTCTTGTGTTCTGTTGCTGAAATAGACGAAGCAGCTAAAACCATTCAGGCGAAGCCTTTGAACGGTTCAGCAAACATTTTCGACGTAAGGCTTCAGGCGACCGTTTCGGCTGCGTTGGGCGTTGTAATTTACCCAAAAATAGGTTCAGACGTAATAGTTAGCTTTATTTCAAAAGAAGTCGCTTATATCGCCTTAAATAGCGAAATAGAAAAGATAGAATTAAAAATTGGAGCAATGTCCTTATTTTTAGACGCTGAAAACGCAAATCTAAATGTCAAAAACGTAAAAATCGAAGCCGAAGAAATAGGAATTGATTCCGAAAACATAAATGTTAGTGCCGAAAACACAAAAATAAACTCAACAAGCTTCGAAATAGACGGCCAAACTTTTAAACTTACAGGAACCGCGGCCGAAATTATCGCTTCAGCTATAAAAATGACCGGAGCCGTCGAAATAACCGGCGAAACAACTATAACAGGCGCGGTTTCTGTCGTTGGTTCCGTATCTTTGAACGGCGGCGCAAACGGCGGAGTTCCAAAAGGCGCGGCGCTGGTCACGGAATTTAACAAGCTAAAGGAAGACTTTGCTGAATTGAAGAATAAATTTAGCGGCTGGACGCCTGTAAATAATGACGGCGGCGCGGCACTTAAAACAAGACTAGCAAGCTGGGCGCCAAGAACTGCGGCTTTAACTCAAAACGAAATAAGTAATTCACAAAATACGCACTAAAAAAATGGAACCAGCAAAAGACATTAATTTTACAGAAGACATAGTTATTAAGAATGGTGACTTTGAACTTTTTGAAAGTGACGAAATTCACATTCAAAACATACTTCGAACTAATAAGGGTTTTTTCTTTGAAACGCCGTTAATAGGCGTAGGAATAATAAACGAGTTAAAAGGTTCCAAGTCAGGCCAAGAACTTAAGCAAGACATTAGGCGTCAGTTAGTTCTTGATAATTTTTCTGTTTCAAAAATAGATTTAAACGAAGAAGGTATTAATATAATTGCAAAAAGACTGAAATGACAACGATAAAAATAAAAGAAAATCAAAGCGTTTTAGACGTAGCTTGTCAAACTATTGGCACGCTAGAAGGCGCGTTTATATTCGCTTTAATAAACGGCTTATCTATAACGGACGACATAAATTCAAATGATGTTTATTTAATACCGGAAACGGCCAGCAAAAAAAATGAAATTTCAACTTATTTTTTAACTAAAAAAGTCGAACTTGCGACAGGGTTTCCACGCGTCGAAATTGCTTCTTATGGAGTTGGCGAAATGATTATTGAAAATAATTTTATAGTAAGATAAAAATGAAAAAATCGATTTCAGTTCTTAAGAACTATTTCAAGAAAGGCGACAAGCCGACACAGCAGCAATTTTATGACTTCTTAGAAAGTTTTGTTCACCTTGACAGCACAATACTAGCTTCACAAGTTCAAGGCCTTGAAACAGCGCTCAATAAGCTTAATGAATTAGGAATTAACGACGTTTCAGGACTTCAAACGGCTTTGAATGGACTTAATACGGCTTTGTCAACGCTTGAAGTTGCCGATATTTCAGGCCTTCAATTCGCACTAGACACGCTTTCAAATGTGGCTATAGGCGACGTTTCAGGACTTACTGAAGCGCTTAACAGTTTAGCTACGCGTTCAATATCACAAGTCACAGGACTTCAAGAAGAACTTAATAACAAAGTCGAAGCTGTTAACGGTTTTGGACTTTCTGAAAATAATTTTAGTACCGCCTATATTCAAATTATTAACCAGCTTCAGCAAACTTTAAATTCATTAATAAATGATTTTATTCAAATAGAATTAACGGCTTCAAAAGTTTTAGACTTAGACGACCAAAATACAAGAATTGTTTTTGAAAATACAAATCCAACTTCTTTGTCTGTTCCTTTAGACGCAAACGTTGCTTTTGACGAAGGCGCAAAAATTAAAGGCACAGTAAAAGGAAACGGCGCCGTCACTATTTCCGGCGCTGGAATTACTTTTATCGGTAATAATTTGGTATTTGTAAAAGGCGAAAGTTTTGTTTTAACAAATATAGACGTCGACGTTTGGGTTGTTGAAGGGAATTTAAGCACAAGTTCAGTCGAACCGACTTACAATACATTTATAGGCGGAATGAGCGCTGTAATTACAGACCTAAATTCGCTTGTTCCTTTTATTAAAGTTTTCGGCGGCGCGGGCGCTGGTTACAATTCTTCAAACATTTCGCAAGTAGTTAAAAATTTTAAAATAGAAAATGGAATTGTTAAATTTTTAGCGATAAGCGATTACGCGACAGGCGACTTCAGAGGAAGCCAAGCCGGCGGAGCTTGCACGTTTTACCATGACGAAGGCGGATTTGTTAAAAGTCACGAAGGCGGATTTTTTAGAGGAAACACAAATGTTTATTCTATAAAAATGCCTAAATTAAAAAGTATAGCAGACTTTGTTTTTGAATATCCAACTAATTTGTCAGAATATAATTTTGACAGCGTCGAATATATTGGCGGCGGTGGTAATTTTGAATATTCAAAAATAACTTATTTAAGATTTCCAAAACTTCGAAGTTGCTGGAGTTTTAAAGGTTGTTCTTTATTGCCAGCGACAATAGATAAATTTTCTTTTCCTGATTTTAACGAACACATAGGCGAAAATTTATTTATAGATACGCCGGTAACAAGCGTTCATTTTGCAAACTGTGAAACGTTCACAAATTCAACTTTCAGAAGCAGCGGATTGCAAACGGTTATTGCACCAAAATTAAAAAAAATCGGTGCAGCTGTATTTATGCGAACAGATAAAGGCGTTGGTTCGCCTAGATACCTCGATTTTCCTTTAGTTGAAGAAGTTGGAGATTTATCTTTTTATGAGGCTAGAAATGTTTTACTAATAAATATTCCTAAATGTAAAAAATTAGGTTCTTCACCTACTGATTACAATCAGGTTTTCGAGGGTATAACATCCGACAACGGTTTAGTTATAAACGTTCACTATTTTTTAAAAACATGTAACGCCGGAGCGCCTGACCCTGATTTAGTTTACGCAATAGGCCGCGGCGCAATAGTAAATTATATTAATGATTTGCCGCAAAAATTTGAAGACGAAATTATTCCTGTAACAACTACTTTTGTAGACGATACGGCGGCGGCGGCTGGTGGCGTTAAAATCGGTCAAAGATACGTTACGCCAACAGGAAATTTAAAAGTAAGACTTACATAAAATAAAAACAAAAATGTCAAGAACGTTAAACGAAATACAGGAAATTATTCTTCAAAAGAAAAGCGTCACGCCTTCGCTGTCGGCGCTTGAAGTTTTGACCCTAAGCGAACAGAATACGCTTCAAAACTTAACAAGTACTTCAAAGGTTGCTGTTTGGCGTCTTTGGGCGTATATTTGCGCTTTTTCAATTTGGACTTTAGAACAAGTTTTTGACACTTTTAAAGAAGAAATTGAAGAACTTATTTCGCTTAATAAGATAGGAACAAAGCCTTGGTATAGGCAAAAAATGCTAGAATTTCAGTTTGGTTTTTTACTAAATGAATTCGGCGTTTACGATAATACAGGATTTATTCAGGCCGACGTTTTGGCCAGCTTAATAATAAAACAAAGCGCTGTCGAAGAAATAGACGGACGTTTAAAAATTAAAGTCGCTACAGAAGACGCAAACGGCGAACTTTCGGCACTTTCAACGGCTCAAATTATTGCCTTCAAAAATTATGCTGAAGCTATTAAGTACGCCGGAACCCGTTTGACAATAATTTCACGCGTTCCTGACGACTTTAAAGTTAATTATACTATTTATTACAATCCTTTGGTTTTGGATGTTTACGGCGCGCGTTTGGACGGTTCAGCAAATGAACCTGTTCAGGACGCTGTTCGTACGTTTTTAAGAAACTTGGAGTTCAACGGCGAAATAATACTAACTAAATTAACCGACTTTTTACAGGCTGTTTCGGGCGTAGAAGAACCGGTTCTTGTTTCGGCTTCGGCGAAATATGGCCTGTTTAGTTATTCACCTATAGACGAATATTATATTTCTGACGCTGGTTATATGAAGCTTGACGAAACAAATACAAACTTTACATTTATAAGCCGTGAATTATAATAGAATTTTTAAAATAGACTTTCAAAAATTGGCTTTATTAATGACGCCTATATTTTGGCGCAAAAGCGTTTTTATAGATTATATTAATCTTTTTGTTGAACCGCTGGCAGTTGTTCACGCTGATTTTTTAAGGTTCAGAGAAAAAGAAAAATACAAAGTTATTCATACCGGCCAAGTTTTACTTCTTGAAAAAGTCCTTAACGATTCTTTTGACAAAAGCGACCGAAGAATTTTCATTTCAGAAGAAGCAATTTTTGACCCTTTATTTATATATTCGACAATAGAAAACAAGCCTGTATTTTTAGGAACTGAATACGTAAATGAAAAACAAGCTGAAAACGTTATTGAAGTCGATTTTATTATTAATTTTCCAATAGCTTTAAAGCCGAATAATTCAATAGCTTTGATTAACTTTGAAAACAGAATAAAAGCCGAAACAAATTATTATAAACTAGCTTCAAAAAGATTTAAAATATTATGGATTTAATAAAATTATTTTCAGGTGGTTTTCCTATGACGACCGAAACAATAGATTTCATTCAAGACAGCTATAACAAGCCGATTCAAGCCTTAACCAACCTTACAGGCGACGCCGTTATTCTTGAAGGGATTATAAACACGGCCGGAACGCTTTCGGACGGTTATCTAGTGAAAGACAAGGAAATATTTCCTTTTAGGTCTTCGGCCTTGGGAACAACTGTTTATATTCACGAACACACGGAAAAAGCAGCTTATAACGTCGACGCTAATAACGACGGCGCGCTTGACTTAAAAGACGCCTACGTTACAAGATACGCGTCAACAAATTCAGCTGAAGCCGGCGACGTTCAGATTTCAAGCTTTGATTTTTCAAGCTTAACGCGCTTATCGGAAACGCGCCAGCCTATAGGTTCAGCGATTTTGTGGTTTGACGCTGTTAACATACCTAAATTTTACCGAGTTATGGACGGAACCGGCGGAACGGTAAACGGCGCGCCAGCTATAGACTTAAGGAATATGTTTATAAAAATGGCTGGAACTGAAAACGACATAAACACGAGGGGCGGTTCAAAAACAAGAAATTTAGCGGTCGATAATTTACCGGCACACTCGCATACTGTTCCGGCACACTCGCACGGCGGACACGTTGTTCAAGCTTCGGGAGATTGGCGCGGCGGCGGTCGGGATTCTTCGCCTAATTCCACAAGTACAACAGGACAAACGGCTTCAGGCGGTGGCGGAAATACAGGAACAGGAAACGGAACTTCAGCGCCTTTTGACATAGAACCAAGGTTTTATTCGGCTATTTGGATTCAATATACAGGTTTTTAATATGAATAGTTTTATTGTTAAAAATTGGGAAGTCTTAGCTGGTTTATTCGGAACTAGCGTGCTATTTATAAGCGGAATAAGATTAAAAAGGCAAAACGAAAAGACGACTGAATTGGAAAATTTAAAAACTGTAAGGAGTATTGAAAAAGCGTTAATAGACGACGTAAAGCTTCAGGTCGAAGAACTTTTAAAATTAAACAATTATTTAAAAGGAATTGTTGACACTCAAAAAAACATAATTGACAAATACAGGGCGAAATTCGGCGAAATATAAACAACTATAAAAGACAAAGAAAAATGAAAAAGAAAATTATTTTAATTGACAGCGGTCACGGTGGCATAATTAACGGCGTGCCACAAACGGCCGGAAAACGCTCACCTGACTTTGGAAAAGGAATTTTATATGAAGGTGTAATTAACCGCGCTATAGCAAAGAAAACTATCGCTCTGTTGCTTAAAGCTGGCGTTCCAGCCGTGGAATTGGTTCCTGAAATAACAGACATTTCGCTTGGTGAACGAGTTCGTCGAGCGAATAAATACAAAGAAGCTATTTTTGTAAGTTTGCATTGTAACGCTGGCGTCGAAACGGCTTCAGGTTGGGAAATTTTTACGTCAAAAGGAAAAACGGCTTCAGACGAAATAGCTGAAGAAATTTATGTTGAAATGAAAAAAGCTTTTCCGAAAGCAAAATTCAGAACCGACACTTCTGACAGCGACAGCGACAAAGAAGAAAACTTTTTTGTTTTGGATAAAACAAGTTGTCCGGCCGTATTGGTCGAGAATTTTTTTATGACTAATAAAGAAGACTATAATATTTTAATGTCAGAAGAAGGACAAAACAAGATTTCGGCCGCAATATGTAACGCGTTAAAAAAATTCGTTTTATGAAGCGTTTTTTAAAAACATACAAAGTATATTTAGTTCTTTTAGTTTTGCTTTGGCTTGGTATTGGTTTAGTTCAATATTTAGTTATTTCACCAATAAAAGCAGACAATAAAAGACAGAAAAAAGAGGTTTTAAGGCTTGAAAAAGAAAATAAAGCTATTGACTTGAAGGTTTCAGAAATAAACCGTTTGTTAGTTTCAAAAGACGCCCGAATAAAGGAACTCGAAGCTATAGAAGAAAAATATAAATCACGTTCAAACGAAATAACAATAATTTATGAAAAAGAAAAGTTTAATTATATTAGTCGTTCTGTTGCTGAACGTCGCCGCATTTTCGCAAAACTCGCAAAGGAATAAGCAAACAGATAGCGTTAAGGTTTCTGTTAAAGATATGGATTCGGCCAGCCTGAAAATGATTGAAGGAAAAAAAATAAAGGAAAAATTTACCTACATAACCGGCGCGCTTTCGGCTTGTGATACGATAAAATTTCAATTAAAAGACAAAATTATTCTTCTTGAAACTAAAACGGCGCTTCTAACGAAACAAAACGAAAATCTTAACAAGATAGTCGAAGACGTTAAAATAATAGCTAAAAACGAAAAAAGCGCCGGATTAAGGCGCGGTTTTATGGGTTTATTAAAAGGTTTTGTTCTTGGTGCAATAGTTACTTCGGCTGTTCTAATAGTAAATTAAAGCTGAAGCACAAGTTCAAATTCAGAAGCTAACAAAGCTAAATTATTATTTAAAGATTTAAGTCTTTCGAATTTTTCAGTTTGCGTTAAAGGCTTGGCCTGTTCCGCTTGTTTTAAGGTCTTTTTTTCTGTCATATACCTTACCGGTCATAATTAAATAAATTTGGTCTGTAATACTTCTAATTTCGTTTAAAAGCTTTGTTCTGTCGTTTTCTGTATGCGTAAAAGGTAAAAAAGCCAAATAAGAACCACGCTGACGAACTAATTCGTCAAGCGTTGGTTCTTCATTTCCTTCTGTAAAATTACAAAACATTTTCTTCTATTTCTATTTTTAAAGAACCGGCTTCGCGGTCTACAAGTTCAACAAATAACTCGATACCTTCAGCAGCAGACCAAGCTTGCACTTTTTCAAAGTTTTCTTTGTCTATAAGCGAAGCGTCTATTTTAAGAATTTTAACTTCGTTTAAAAGTGAAGCGCCAATTTTTAAACCGGCTATTAATTGAGAAGCTGTATTTATTTGCGTCTTGTCAAAAGGTAGGTCGTTAAACAAGAAACATTCTTTTTCGACGTCATAAGATAGGCCTTCAATAGCTATTTTTTCAGCTATAACAGCCGCTTTTTTGTCTTTTTCGCTTGCTATCGCTTCAGTAGCTTCTTCTATTGAAGCATTAAGCGCGTCAATACGTTCGTCGGCTTCTCTAAAGGCCTTCGCTTCGATTATTCTTTTGTTTATTACTTCGCTATTGATAAAAGCGTTTTCTTTAGCTTCAAGGCCTTTATTTGGAACCGGTTTATTTGTAGAAACTTCAAGCCATGAATAACCGTCTTTAATTTGTTGCGCTAAGGCGTCGCGTTTTAAAATTAAAGCGTCAATTTCAGCAAAAACTTCTATAATTTTAGCTTCGCGTTCAGCTACGCCGTCCGTTACCTTTTGCCAAGTTTCAGCTTTGGCGCGTTCAGCTTCTTTTAAAACAGCTATTTCTTTGGCCAAGGCCACAACGTCAACAGGTGATTTTTCAGCGTCTTCAGGATTAAAAAAACCAGCTAAAGGCAAAACTTCGGCCAGCTTCTTTTTATCGAATTTACGGCTGTCTGTCATTTCTTCAATTTGTTGGTCTATTTCGTAAACGTCTACGCCTGTAATTTTACAAAAATATTCAACTTGTTTAGCGTCTGACATTTTAAAAAACTCGTTTACGTCAAAATCAATAACGCCAATTCTTTCGTTTAGCCAAGTTCTTGGAGCCTTAACAAACTTGTCTTTTTCTTCAATTGCGTTTAAATTTTCAATTTCGAATTTTACAGGCGTTTTTCCTGTAGTAGATAAATTCATTCGCACAATATAGCCGTCAGCAAGTTCGACTTCAATAAGGCCTTTTTTTGCGCCTGAAGTGACAGGCTTAGGCGGTGTATTTTTACCGGTTAAAGCTAACCAAACAGCGTCAATAAATGAAGTTTTCCCGCTTGCGTTACGTCCTGTAAGATAAACGTCTTTTCCTAAAACTTCGCCTTCAAAAGCGCGTAAACCTTTAAAGTTCTGAATTTTAATCCTCTTAATTTGTGTTTCTTTTGACATTTTTTTTTGATTTAATTATTAATAAAATTTAGATTTTTGAAGCCTGTTATCCAATACCGAAACAAGAAACCAAGCAAGAAAAGAAAATAAAAAATACCTTAAAAATTCAAGGTTCCAATTCCAAAGCATGATAAAAGCAATAGCAATAGTAACAATACAAGAAATGAAAAGCGCCAGCATTACAATAATATTTATTATTATATTCATAGTTTTTGATTTAAAAAGGCGCGTTTTTAAGCGCGCCTTGGTTAATTAATACTTAGAAAGGAAGGTCTTTTTTTACAATTCCTACGCCGTCAATAGGGTTTATTATAAAGCCGGCCGGAATTTCGTCGCCTTGAACCCAATTTTCAGCAGTCACGACTTTCGCGTTGCTTTGTGCTGGTGTTGCGTTTGGGTTTGCTGGATTTCCAGCGCTGGCTTTTCCTATAAACGGATTTCCGCCTTCGACAAGAAGTTGACGAAGGTCAACAGGGTTTTCGGTGTAAGCTTCGACTATAGCGTTCGAAGGTTCGCTTGGTGGTTCCGGCGTAGTTACATATTCAGTTTCCATTCCTGAACCTTTTTTCGTAATAATCAAATCAAAGTTTTTAGGATGCCCCCAAGAAGGCTTTTCAGATAAAGCCAAGATTGAAGCTATTACGCCGGCTTTGTCTAATTCAAAAACCTCAATTTTTTCGGTCTTATAGTTCCAAATTATAACCGCCCACGAATGTTTTACGCTGTCTTTTTGACCGGCGCCTTTCGCTGGTGCTGGCTGGCCTTGAACGTATAAGTGACGGGTTGGCTTACCGTCGCGCCATTCTAACCACATTAGTAAAGGAGAAGACAGAATTCGAAGCTTGTTTTCGCCTGTTTCTAATTTTGTAAAACCGCCGGCGCTGGTTGGTTGCGCGTAGCCTTCAGGAATAAAAGAATTTGTTGACATAATTTTTGTATTTAATTGTTAATTTTTTATTATTCAGATTTTAAGGTTAAAACAAGCGCTTCAAGTTTTTCAGTGATTCCGGCGTTTGTCGTTCTAAGTTGCAAAACATTAGCCATTAATGAACGCTTTTTTATCGTATCTAATTCAGGAAACTGAAACACTAAAAGCGAAGTTATTCCGCTTTTTGGCAAAAGCGCCTTCGCATTTATAACGCGTATTTTTAAACTGTCGTCGACCGGAACGCGTTTTTTTTCTTCGGCCGTTGGTTTTTTAATTTTCTTCATTTTTTTTTATTTAATTATTTCGAGCAAAAATTTACAGTAAGACCACCGCGCAAGCGTATAATCGTTTTGACTTCAGCGGAATTTAAAGCGCGTTCAAAATGACGAATTGCCATTTCAATAGGGTCTTTTGAATTTTCCAAAAGAACCGCATATTTTCCGGCGCCAATTAAAGAAGTTTTTTTATCGCCGTCAAATTTGTAACGAATTACAAAATTTTGGTTTACTTCTTTTATAGTACTTTGTTCTATTTTATTGACTTTAGCGTTATTTTTAGGCATTTTAAAGGTGTTTTTTTGTTGTTGTATGGTGCAAAGATATAAATGTTTTTGATATATTAAAATTTTTTTGCAAATATTTTTTACTTATATTTGCAGTCAACAAAATAACTACTATATGAATTTAAGGCCATACCAAGAAGAAGCGAAAAATGAAATTCGCGAAAACTTCAAAAAAAACAATTTAGCCGTCGTTCTTTGTTCGCCTACGGGTTCAGGAAAAACAGTTACATTCGCCGACATAGCACGCGAAAGCGTTAATAAAGGTTTTATTGTTATGATAGCAGTCGACAGAACAGAACTTTTGGAACAGGCAAAAAATAAACTAATTGACTACGGTTTAAATCCAGCTATAATAACGGCCGGAAAATCAATAAAAAGAAATGCTAGTTCTTACGTTGCAACAGTTCAGACATTAAAGCGCCGCGTTTTTCCTGAAATTAATCTTTTAATTATAGACGAAGCGCATAAACAAATTTTCGACCCTGTAATTGAAACGTATAAAAAAGCCGGCGTTTATGTAATAGGAGCCACGGCCACGCCTATAAGAACCGGAAAAATGACGCAATTAAGCGAAGTATATAACGAAATAGTTGAAACAATTACTATAAGCGAATTAATTCAGCAGGGTTTTTTAGTTCCAGCCGTTACTTTTTCGGTTAAAATGGACGCTTCAAAATTAGCCGTTAAAGGTGGCGAATATGACAATAAGCAAATGTTTGACATGTTTGACAAAAAAAAGCTTTACGACGGCGTCGTTGAAAAATATAATAAGTTTACGCCAAACACTAAAGCAATATGTTTCAATATTAACGTCGAACACTCAAAAAAAGTTACAGCGGCTTTTAATGAAGCTGGAATTTCAGCTGTTCACGTTGACGGAACCACGCCAAAAAAACAGCGCGAAGACATTTTTAAAGCTTTTAAGGCTGGTCTTTTTAAAGTACTTTGTAATGTAGACATAGCGACTACAGGGTTCGACGAATGGACTATTGAAACCGTAATAGTTAACCGCGTAACGCTTTCGCTTTCGCTTTGGCTTCAAATGGGTGGCCGTGGTTCACGAATAACACCAAAAGAAAAAGTAAACGTTTCCGGCTGGCTACAAAAAGAGCATTTTAATTTATTAGATATGGGCGGAAATGTTTACGCGCTTGGGTTTTGGGAACAGGAACGGACTTGGAGCCTTACGCATAAAAGAAACGATAAAGCCGGCGTTGCACCCGTTAAAGAATGTCCTGAAGAAAGACTTGACGAAAATTTTAAAAAAGGTTGTGGCGCTATTATTCACGCTTCAGCGCCAGCTTGCAAATTTTGCGGTTTTAAATTTCCAAAAGAAGAACGAAAACTTGAAGAAGGCGAATTTATAGAGGTTCAAAATTATAATCTTTTGCCGCCGGAAATTGTCGGCCAAGCTTGGGGCAGCTTAACCATTGAACAGCTGGAACAAGTGCGAACTATAAAAGGCTATAAATTAGGCTGGATTATTAAACAAATTGCAATAAATAAAGAACTTGAACTTATTGACTATGCAAAATTAAGAGGTTTTAAAGCGCCTTCTTTTTGGGTCGATAGAATGAAAAAAATGTATAATTTAAACTAAATAAAAATGAATGAAATTGAAGTAAAAGACGCGATAATTTGCGCCGGAAATTGTGAAGCCTGTATTTGTAAAAAACCAAAAAATCAAATTATTAAATTTTACGCTTCGCATTATGCAGACAGCGTTAAAACCGAAAGCTTTTGCTGTTTAGTAAAAAAAGGAGTTGAAGAAGGTTCTTGGAGCCGTCGCGAATGGTTCGGACTTAAAACCGCCAGCTTTACAAGAACAGGCCAAGGAAATAAAATAATAATTTCAGCGCCTTTGTGGCTGTTGGAACGTAAAGGAATTTTAAACTTAATAACTAAAATATAATGAAAATATTAAACGAAATAAAAATTGAAACGGTTCTTTTCTTAGACATTGAAACGGCGCCAAATTGGTTAACCTTGGCCGAAGCGCCTGAAGTTGTTCAAAGTGAATGGATTTATAAATTCAAATTTAGGAATGAAGCGCCGCCGGAACAAAAAAAAGGCGATGTAATTCCGCTTTATTATTCTGAACTATGGGAAAAAGAAGCCGGTCTTTATCCTGAATTTTCGCGCGTGGTCTGTATTTCGGCCGGTTTCATGTACCAAGGCAAATTTTTAATTCGTTCATACTTTGATAATAACGAAGGCGTCACGCTTCAAAAATTCAAGGCAGACGTTTTGAGTTTTTGCGCGGCTATTCCTTTGGCGCGTTTATGCGCGCATTTTGGAAAAGGTTTCGATTTTCCTTTTATATCAAAAAGAATGTTAATAAATAGGATTTCCATACCTTCAATATTAGACGCGGCCGGAATGAAACCTTGGGAACAGTTAAACCTTGACACTCACGAAATTTATAAAATGGGCGGTTCTTCTTCGGCTGGATTGCCGGCTATCTGTTTAGCTTTCGGAATACCTACGCCAAAAGAAGACCTTAACGGTTCATTAGTAGCTAAAGCGTTTCACGAAGGCGAACTTCAAAGAATTGCGACTTATTGCGAAAATGATGTTTTTGCACTATTAAATGTTTTTAAAGCTTTTAGGATTGAAGAACCCGTTTCAAAAGAAAATATTGTAATACGTTAATAAATGAACGAAATATATAAAAAAGCAATAGAAAACCAAGGTGAAAAAGGCGAACCGATATTTTTCGGCGAAATAAGGCTATTTAAAGCAACAAAAAAGGGTAATACTATAAAGACTACTAAAACATATTATAAAGCCGTTAAAATAGTTTTTTCCGGTAATTTAGGGAACGTAAAAGCTGACCGATATGTTTTGTTATCTTGTTTAGTTCGTATTTTTGATAAAAAGAAGGCCTTCGAAGAACGAAAAACGGGCGCTTGGTTCATTGATTCATTCATAGTAGAAAAATTTCTTGGTTATGGTTTTAAGTCAGAATAAAAAAGAAGAAGGCCGCTTTTGTTGCGCCTTCGGTTGTAACAATAAACCGGTCGCAAAGCTGGCCGGTTTATGCTATAAGCATTATCAAAGAAAAAGAAGACAGGCCGACCCTGTAGGCGTAAGGTTTACGCAATTCAGAATAAATGCTTTAAACAGAAAAAAAGACTTTACGATTACGCTTGAAGAATTTCGCGCTTGGTGCAAAATAACCGGCTATTGTACCGTAAAAGGCCGACGCGGAAAAAACGCTACAATTGACAGGCGTTGCAATATTCACGGTTATCACATTTGGAATATTACGTTATTAACAAATCGACAAAATGCCAGCAAGGGCGCCGGCTTTCGTGGCGACGAATTTGAATGTCCTTTTTAGTTGTAAAATAAATTTGCAAAAAAATTTTAATATGTAAAAAACATTTGTATATTTGCTGAAGTAATAACAACAAAAACAGCAACAAAATGGAAAATTTAACGCAATTACAAGTAAATAAAATGACAAAAACACAAAGAAAAGAAAAACTTGACAAGCTTGAAGACTTAATGTGTAATACTGATTATACTACTTCAGAAGGCGAAATTTTATATTCTTTTTACTCAAAAAATGCGAACGTACTAATAAATAAACAAAACGGAGAATTTTAGTAAACTAACCAAGCGCCTTCGGGCGCTTTAATATATTAAAGAAAAATGACAAATTTATTCGTAATTAAAGGAAAATCAAAGGTTTACGGAACCTATTACAAAACAATTTGCTTTGAACAAAGCTTTTCAAATGAAGAAGAACTTCAAGACGCTTATAAAGAAGCCTGTTCGGCCATATGTAGCCAAGGTTTTGGTTTTGGCATTGTACATTTACAATGCGTTACAAATGAAGCCTTCGAAACAAGCGAAGACGTTTTTGAATTTTTAGAAGCAAGAAATAACTAACCAAGCGACTTCGGTCGCTTTAATACTTTAATAAAATGAAAAAATCAATTCTAAGCGCGTTTTTTTTGGCTTCTGTCAGTATATGCGCTCAATCAGGTTTTCGTTTAAATACGAACCAATTCTTCGCCGCTTCAGCTGTTTTTGACCCTTCGGCCAGCATAAAAGAAGGCGGTCTTTGTGTAGGGGTCGAAATTGAAACTGTTCGGGCGGTTTACGTTCGCGCTTCAGTCACTAATTTTGCAGTATTAAAAGACGGTTATACTGATTTTACCGGCGCGGTTGGTTTGTCTTTTACTTCAGGTTATTTTGATAAAGTAAGATACTACGCCGGCGGCCGACTTGGCTTTATTTCGCGCAAAGCTATTTTTCCGACCGCTGGCGTCGAAGCTGGTTTTGACGTTATGCTTTCAAATAGTTTTTTTATAGGCGTTCGTTCTACTTACGACTATCGTTCGGACTTAGAATTCAACGACTATCCAAACGAAATGAGATACAGCGGTTTTGTAAGAACGGGGTTTAAATTTTAAAAATATAAAAATGACAACAAAAACAAGAAAATTCAGTTACGAAGACATTGACGTAATTATTGAAGATGTAGTAAAAGCAATTTATCAGGTTCAAAAAGAGAACAACGGAAACGTCGAAAGTATGATTATATACATTCCCGATTATTTCAGAACGATTTTAAATCAATACTTTTTTTCAAAGATAAACGGAACAAATAAAAAAGGAATAGAATTCGGCTACGGTGCAAGCTTTTACGGGATTAAAAAATTTTTTCCTTCACCTTTTAACCAAATTATTGTTTCAGACCTTAACGCGCCGAATTTCATTGAACTAACAAAAATTATACAGCTATGACAAACAAAGAAAACCAATATTTTATTTTTAACGGAAAAAAAATAAAAACAGGATTAACGACTTCGGACAAAATAAGAACTTATATCGGTTGTTTACTTTTGTCGGCTTTAATTTTGGCCGGCGTTTGTCTTTTGACAGAATTAATAATTCGCGTTATATGATAACTTTTCAATTCTACCCAGCGCGCGTAAATTCAAAAAAACCAATCGGCGAAGTTACGCTTCAGGAATTTCTTAACGCGAACAAAAACCCGAATGACGAAATTAAAGCCGTTTTTGCTAAAATAGCAAAAGCTGAAGCTGAAGGCGACGCAAAACTTAAGGCGACACTAAAGCAAGAAAACCTTTTTTATTTTACGCCTTGCGTCTATACTGACGGCCAAGGCCGCGGCTATATTAACATTATAAAGTTTACCGGACTTCTTGTTTTGGACTTTGACCACATTGAAAACGCGACGCAATTCAAAAAATACATTTTCGAAACTTTTCCTTCAGTTGTTGCTGGTTGGCTTTCGCCTTCAAAAAAAGGCGTTAAGTTTTTGGTTAAAATTCCGGTTGTTAATACAGTCGACGAATTCAAGTCGTATTTTTACGGCTTAGGTATTGAAATGGAAAAATTCAAAGGTTTCGACGGAACAGGACAAAACGCAATTTTACCTTTATTTTTGTCGTACGACCCCGATTTGTTATACAGGCCTGAAGCGGAAACTTGGACGAAACGCGGAAAAATGATAAACGCTTTTGTCGCTTCAGCGGTTCCGTCTGTTCCGGTGGTTATAGGCCAAGGCGATAAAGCGCGCGTTCAAAATATAATAATAAACCTTTTCGCGTCTATTGTTTCGGACGGTCATCCACAAGTAAGGAGCGCCGGCGTTACTCTAGGAGGTTATGTCGCAAGCGGTTACGTAGAACAGAGTGAAGCTATTGATTTTATTAACAGTTTGATAAATAATAATTCCTATCTTTCAAAAGGAATTTCAGGCTATCAAAAAACAGCTAAAACAGCCGTTCAGGCTGGAATGTTAGCACAATTAACACTTACTTAATGGAGCAAAAAGAAAACATAAACAGCGATATGTTTATAAAAGACGACTTTATAATTGAAAAAAAATATGTTGAATTCGACGAAACGCCTGAAGTACAAGAAGCAAGAAATGACCAAGAAAAAACAGCTTGGCGCGAAATTTATTCGTTCGTTCATGCGGTTAATAAAGCCGGCCGCGAGTGGAACGATACTGACATAAAACATCAATGCGAACGCTTTTATTTGAGTTATGAAAAAGTGAAAGCGGTTTTTGTTAAGGTATTTCAGCAGAACAAAGACGACTTCGGAATTGACGACAAGCCGGAAATTTACAAAGTAGAAAATTTTCTTCGTAAAAATTGGGATTTTGTCAGAAACGAAGTAACGCAAAGAAGCGAATACAGACAAAAAAACAACGAAGGCGAATTTGTTAGTTTAAACCCTGACAGCCTTTTTCGCAAGCTTCAGCACGTTCGTTTTTCTTTTTCTATTGATAAACTTAAGTCTTTGCTTCGTTCCGACTTTGTAGAAACTTACAACCCTTTTATCGATTATTTTGAAAAGCTGCCAACTTGGAACCGTGACGTCGACCATATTGGGAAACTAGCAAATTTTGTAAAAACTACAGACCAAGATTTTCACGTTTCGCAATTTAGAAAAATGCTGGTTCGCTGTGTAGGTTGCGCGCTTTACGGCGTCGAAAATCGTTTCGTTTATGTCTTGGTGGGCGAGAAGCAAGAAAAAGGAAAATCGACCTTCATTCGTTTCCTGAACCCGTTCGGAACTAAGTATTATACTGAAGCGCCAATTCGCGACAACAAAGACACGTATTTTAGTTTTTCAGAAAATTTTATTTATAACCTTGAAGAACTAGCGTCGCTTTCGAATATTGAAGTAAATCATTTGAAATCTATTATTTCAATGACCACGATAAAAGAACGAAAAGCTTACGCCGTGGACGCTGAAGAACAGCCAAGAAGAACGAACTTCTTCGGGTCTACTAACAAGAACGAATTTCTGACAGATACAGAAAATACGCGCTGGTTATGCGTTAACGTTGAAGACATAAATTGGAACTATAAAACCGAAGTAGACATTCACGCCGTTTGGGCGCAAGCTTACGCGCTTTATCACTCCGACGACTATAACCAGCAGTTAACCAGCGAAGAAATGAAGTCGCGCGACTTGGCGAACAAAGGCTTCGAAATTTCAGACCTTGAAAAAGACCTAATAAAGCAATGTTTCGAAATAACAGACGCGACAGGACAGTTTTATTCTTTGCCTGACATTATTTCGACGCTATCGGAAAAATTCAACGGTAAGCCGCTTAATTCGCGCTTCGTTGGCAAGTCAATGGCTCAACTCGGTTTTTTAGCCGGTATTCAGCGAATTAACGGACACAAAACGCGCGGCTATTATGTAAACTTAAGAACAACTTCGGCTTATATTAATGGCGAAGAACCGGCAAAATACCAAAAACCGGAACAAAAGGAACCGGAACAAAAAGCTTTTAAATTTTAAAAATGGAACAACAGTTTAAAAGTGGAACATTAATAAAAAAGTCAATGTTCCAGCGTCCGGCCTTTGTTGGCGCGGTTTCGCGTGAAGTGGAACAATAGGAACATTGAAATTCGAACACTTTGAAAGTATAGTGATAATTACTAATATATAATATATACTAAATGTTGATAATTCAATGTTCCTATTGTTCCACTTGTTCTAAAGGCTTATTAATAAAGGGGTTCACGCTGGAACATTAAGTTTTTTTCTAATGTTCCAATGATGTTCCTAATGTTCCAAACGAAAAAATAATAAATTAAAAATTCAAAAAATGCAAAATTCAACAGATAAAACAGCCGAAACGGTTCAACAGAAGGAAGAAAGAATTCAAGCCGACGCTTTTCAATGGTTTCATAATACTTTTCCAAATTTACGCGGTTTAATGTATCACGTTCCGAACGGTGGTCAAATGTCGGGCGCGCGCGGAAACAAGTTAAAAGCTATGGGCGTAGTTTCAGGAATACCGGACTTAGAATTTCATTTTTGGAAAAGGACGTTTTTCTTGGAATGTAAGACGCCAACCGGAACACTACAGGAAAACCAAAAAAACATTCATACTATTTTACACGAACACGGTTTTCGGGTTTTTGTATTCAGGTCATTAAAAGAGTTTCAAGACCTTATTTATGCAATAATAGAAGATAAGTCGCCAATTTATAAAAGAGGTCTAAAACGAACCGAATTCGAATACAGGAACGGCGTTTTTAATTATCTTTATAACCTTGAAGAAGGAACTGTTCAAAAAATAGACGAAATAGTTTCGCCTGAAAACTTTGAAAAATTTAAAGGTTTTGTAATAGAATTTATAAATGAAGGGTTCGATAGTCTTCAAGGGTTTGAAATTTTATTTACGCCTGATTTTTTAGCTTTTTACAAAAAAAGCCTTGAAAACCCTTCTGAAGTTTTTTATAATGGTTCTAAAGAAATAAATATTTTACAATAATGAAGCAGCCAAGAAAAACGAAAACTGAAATAACGAAGGCCGAACGCTTGGCCGTTCGTGATTCTTCTTTAATACCTTTTTCAATAGAAGATAAAACGAGTGAAGAAAAAAATCCAGCTGTTAAAAAGTCGGTCGTCGATAAACAAAAAGATTTTATTGAATTGATTTTTTCAAAGAACCCTGTCGGACGGCCAAGGCTTTATTCAACAGCTGAAGAAATTGAAACAGAAATAACCGCTTATTTTATTTATTGTTACGAAAATAAGGTTAAACTTACTATTACAGGCCTTGTCCTTTTTTGTGGTTTTTCAGACAGAAGAAGCTTTTATTCTTACGAAGAAAATCCTGAATTTATTCACACTATCAAGAAGGCGCGCGCTTTGATAGAAATGAATTACGAACTTCAGCTTCAGGAAGCTTTTCCGCAAGGGGCGGTTTTTGCGCTTAAAAATTTAGGCTGGAACGCTGAAGAAAAGATTGAAAACACGGTAAAAACCAAGACTGAATTTTATATTGGCGGCGACATTGAAACGATAGATTATGACGAAACAGAATAACAATACCGAACGCGTTAAGCTTCGTTTTAATCCAAAACTATTTAATCCAAACTTTCACCATATCGAACGCGAGTTTAAGAACGCCGGACGCCGTTTTATATGGTGTTACGGCGGTTCTTCTTCGGCCAAGACTTACAGCGTAAGCCAAGCCGTTATTTTAATAGGTTCTTTGATAGAAGGAACCGATTCGCTAGTTTTTCGTAAGGTAAGCGCGACCCTTGAAAGTACTATTTTTAAGGACTTTGTTACTATAATAAGAGTTTTGAAGCTTGAAGGCTTTTTTAAAATTAATTACAGAAAAATAACTTGCGTAAACGGCGCCGTAATTGATTTTAAAGGACTTGACGACAACCAAAAAATAAAAGGAATTTCAGGCTATAAGCGCGTAATTTTAGACGAGATTTCAGAAATGGAATATGCTGACTTTAAGCAAATAAGGAAGCGTTTAAGGGGTCAAGCTGGTCAGCAAATTATTTGCATGTTTAATCCTATAGACGAAGAGCATTGGATTAAAAAAGAAGTTTTTGATAAACAGGAAAAAAGACCGCTTTCGAATTCACTTATCGACAGGAACGGCGTTTTAAGGCTTAATATAGACCCGATTTATACGACAGTAACAGAAAAGTATGAAGGCGCGCCTTTGTTTATAAAAGGCGTCGAAAAGCCTTCAAATATAGTCGTTATTAAGTCAACGTACTTAAATAATTTTTGGGTCGTTGGCTCGCCTTGCGGAACCTTCGGCTTTGAAGACGTTCAGACGCTTCTTGACTTTGATTTTGACCGCGTTAACGATTGGGATTTTTACAGCGTTTACGGCCTTGGTAATTGGGGTAAATTGAACAAAGGCGGCGAAATGTACAAGAATTTTGACGTTAAAAGGCACGTCAGGCCGTGGCTTTATGACCCTGAAAAGTCGCTTCATTTAAGTTTCGACGAAAATGTTAATCCTTTTATGACCTTAGATATTTTTCAAGCTGAAGGCCTTAAGGCTTGGCAAATTGACGAAATATGTCTTGAAGACCCAAGAAACACGCTTAAACATACGATAAAAGAATTCGCTGAACGCTACGAACCTAACGGAATGACCGTTTTTGTTTATGGTGACGCGACCAGCCGAAAAGCAGACGTAAAGCTTGAAAAGGGCGTTAATTTCTTTGTACTGATTGAAAACGAACTTCGCGACGCTGGTTTTAATGTGGTCAGGCGCGTTCCTTCTAAGAACCCGAACGTCGAACTTCGCTGTAATTGGTTTAACGCGGTCTTGAATGGCCTTGACGACATTGAAGTTAGTTTTGGCGAAAATTGCGTTCGTACTATAAGCGATTATAAGTATTTAAAGCAAGCTTCAGACGGTTCAAAGCATAAGGAAAAAGAGAAAAATTCAACTACAGGCGTAATTTTCGAAAAGTACGGACATAATACCGACGCGAATGACTATTTCTTTACCTATTTTTTTAGTCAAAGTTTTGACCGCTTCGGGTCGTCAAGAATGGCCGCGAAAGCTATTATAAGAAACAGAACAAAGAAAAACGTTTATTAACGCATAAAATATTATATTTGAATTCTAATAAATTAATAAATCAAATAATTATGAAAAAGACAAAATTTAATGTCGTTTGTACTAACGTCGACCATTTAGAAGCTGGCAAATATATAGCTTCATTTGTTCCAGCCGACGAAGTAAACGTTGACAAACTTAAGGACGGGTTCAGGGTTGCCGCTTTTACTGAAGAAGTTGACCTTGGCGAAGAACAAGAAGAAGTTTTTGTTGTTGGTGAAGTTTACGAAATGCGAATTTCTAAGGCTGTGACCAAGGCGGAACCAACAGACGAAGAAAACGAAAAGATTGCTGAAGCTAAGGCTAAAAAGGCCGAAACAGACAAAGCTTATAAGGCCAAGAAAAAAGCCGAAGAAATTGAACTTTTGAAAAACGCGACAAAAAACGCGTAAACTATTTTAAATTCAAGCGCCTTATTAATTTAGGGCGCTTTTTTTTTATTATATTTGGCAAAAGATTTCACATTATGAGCGTAATACCTAAAATACACCATTTAGAAGAACACTATAACGGTTCGACATTTTCACCGGTAAAGTTTAAGTTTAATTTTAGTGTTTTAGGCGCTGAAGTAATTTGTAAAATAAGAAACGCTTCTTCTTTAGAAGTGGTTTACGAATGGTTAATTGGGAAAAATATAACGGTTGTTGACGTAGAAGCTGGCGAAGTGGTTCTTGAACAGATAGACGGCTTTCAACTGCCTGAAGGAAATTATGTTTATGATATTAAAATTATTTTTGCTGACGGAAACGTTCAGACCTACCTAAAAGGCGAAGTTCCTATTCAATTTTAAAAGATATGATTGTAGTAACAGAAATTATTTCGAACGTAAATTTAAGCTTTCAGCAAGGTGTTTATCCGGTCGAAATAACGGTTGCTGAACTTACTGAAGCTGTTAAAATTGAATTAACCGAAATAAACGAAAGCGTTAATATTGAAGTAACCGAAGTAAATGAAACGCTTGTAGTTAATTTAACAGAAGTAAACGAAAGCGTTAATATTGAAGTCGCTGAAACCTTTGAAACCGTTAATATTGAAGTCGCCGAAATGGGCGTTCGTGGTCTTCAGGGCGTTCAAGGTATTCAAGGCGGAATAATTTACAAAACAGCTGGCGAACCTTTAAACAGTCATACGCCAATAGCTATTTTTGACGGCTTGGCTTATAAATTAGACGCTTCAAATGATTTGCACAAGTTCGCCTTCGTTGGTTTCAGTAGAACAAGCGCTTTAATAGGCGGAAACGTTGAAGTTATTCAGATAGGCGAAATTAGTCTTCTTGGTTGGGGTTTGGTTGCAAATGCTCATTATTTAGCCGGAACCGCCGGAACCTTGGTTTTATCAAATGATAGTGAATTTAATTTTACCAAGATAATAGGTTATGCAGTTAACGAAAATACGCTTCAGATAATAAAAGATTCAGTAACAATAAATAAATTTTAAAAATGGCAATTAGAAAATTAATACAAGTAAATCCGAACGGCTCGCAACAAGAGTACGCCGGAAAAAGTACTTCGGCCGGTGCTGGCGACGCTAGCGAATTTGTAATTTTAGGCGGTGACGGTAAAATTGACGCTTCAATGTTTCCGAACGGAATTGGTTCGGACGCAAATACTTTTGTCGCTGGTGAAGCTTTGGCCGCTGGTGACTTCGTTTATGTAACGGCCGCCGGAATGGTTATGAAGGCAGACGCCACAAGTTTAGCAAAGCGCGCAATGGGTTATGTAATAGCGTCCGTTTTATTGTCAGGTAATGCGTTGGTCTATTTTGACGACAATAATTCAGCTTTGTCGGGTTTGACAGCTGGAACGACTTATTATTTAAGCGCGACAGCTGGATTAGTAACAGCTACGGCTCCGGTCAATTCGGGTCAACTTGTTCAGGAATTAGGAACAGCAAACAGCGCGACAAGCTTACACGTGAATATAAAAACGCCTATTTTAAGAGCATAGAAAATGTCAAGTATAAAAGTGTTAATTATTGGAACAAACGGACGCCTTGAAGAAGCTATTATTGACGTAGCTTCTTTAAATTATACGCGCGCGCTTTCAGCTGACCAAACGACTTCTTCGGTTACGCTTTCAAAAGTCACGAATTTGGACGTCGTTTCTGTTCCTGTTGGTGTTTATCGCTTTAAGTACATGGTTCGTTATCAGTCAGCTTTAACAACTACAGGAATAAGGTTTTCCGTTAATTTTACGGGAACCACGCCTTTTTTTAATGCTTTGGTCAGATGGTCTGACGTTTCAGCGGCGGCTTCAACGGGCGCGCCTGACCAAGACCAAGTTCTTGCAACGGGCGCGGTTATAGGCGCCTTTGCAGCAAGAACAAAAAGCGTTTCAGGTTGGGGAACTACTATTTCAGTCGATACGGCAAACGCTGACATGTTAACAATTATAGAAGGTCATTTTGAAGCCACGGTTGCCGGCGACCTTCAGCTTTTCCACGGTTCAGAAGTAGCCGGCGGCGTTTCTGTTGTAAAGGCCGGAACTAATTTAATACTAACAAGAATAAATTAAAAAAATTATGGCTTTTTTAACAAAACGCGATTATTTCCTTCTTATTGACGAAGAAGACCTTGACGTTGTGACGTTTTCGGGTTCTGAAGGAACAACAGCCGAAAACATAATTGAAGAAACTGAAGCGAATGTTATTCAAGAAATTTCTTCTTATTTGTCAGGGCGTTATGATGTTTCGAAAATATTTTTTCCGGTCTTTGAATATTTGGCTGGCGAAACCTTTAAAAAAGGCGACTTTATTTATTTAAACGCGCCAAAAATAACTTCAGGAATAAACTATTCAGTCGGTTCTTTAGTGGCTAAGGAAAATTTAAAGGTTTACAAGTGTACTACGGCCGGAACCAGCGCGACAGGCGAATTTATTGAAATAGGTCTTGACGGCGCTTATTATACGGCTTTGGTAGATACTAACGCCAGCGACTTATTTTCTGACGCGACAAAGTTTGAAACAGGCGAAAAAAGAAACGCCTTAATGAAGCGCCACGTCATAAACATAGCGCTTTATGAATTACATTCGCGAATTAATCCGAGAAACATTCCCGAGTTTAGAATTCAAAGGCGCGACGATTCGGTTTCGTGGCTTAAAATGGTACAAAATCCAAGAAACAACGTGGATGCTGACTTTTTACCAAAACGCGACCTTGGCCAGCAAAAAGGAAACGATATTTCTTGGAACTCTAAAAATAAACTAAGTCACGACTATTAAAATAAATAAAATGAGAATTTTAAACTACGAAATAAGCAGAAACGGCGTTTTTAACGTCGATAAAGAAGCGAAGCGAAAAGAACAGCTTCAGAGCGCAAATAATTCTAAGAAAGCGGCGAAAATACGCGAAAAGATATATCGAACGGCGCTTTATCGTTCGCGTGCCGGTATAAATGATTGGATAATAGCTACTAATCAGGCCGAAAGCCTTATTATGCCGAATAATACGGAACTTATTCGCGTTTTTAAAAGCATAGAAGTAGACCTTCATTTATTTGCATTAATGCAGACAATTAGGCTCAAAGTAGTGGCTAACAATTTTTTTATCTATAATGCTGACGCCGAAGTTAACCAAGAAGCGACGGATTTGTTTAAAAAGAAATGGTTTCGAAAAACGGTTAAATATATTGTCGATTCAGAATTTTACGGCTTTAGTTTAATACAGCTTTTAGACATAAAAGACGGAATTTTTTCCGACGCTGAAATTGTGCCGCGCGAATATGTGATTCAGCAAAAAAATGGAGTTAAAAAGTCGCTGGCTAATTCGACGGACTTGGTTCCTTTTGACGCGCCGGAGTTTTTGAATTGGGTCATTCCTGTCGGTGAACGCGATAATCTTGGCCTACTTCAAAAAGCTACGCCGTTAGTAATTAAGAAAAAAGAAGTTATAAGCGCTTGGAGCGAAAGCGCTGAAATATTCGGTATGCCTTTAAGAGTTGGCCGAACAAATATCGGCGACCCTGTAAAGCGTGCAAATATGGAAGACATGCTTGAAAATGTAGGTTCGGCCGGTTGGGCGGTCATACATGAAGACGACGTTGTTGAATTCGTCGAAACGTCGAAGACTGACTTTTATAAAATATACCAAGAATTTGTTCAAACGGTTAATTCAGAACTTTCAAAAGGTATATTATTACAGACCGGAACGACCGACGAAAAAGCTTTTTCGGGTTCGGCTGGTGTTCACGAAAGTTTATTAAAATCTTTGATTGAGGCCTATATTGTTTTAGTAGAAGAAACGGTTAACGAAGCTATCATTCCGGCCTGTGTTCGTTTGGGTCTTTTGCCTGTGGGTTGTTATTTTCAGTCTGACAACGAACAGAAGCTTTCGCTTGAAGAAATGGTTAAAATCGTAAGCGAATTATTAAAATATAAAGACGTACCGAATGACTTCATACTTGAAACTTTTGGCGTTCCTGTAGAAGACAAAGTTGTTGAAGAAATAGCGAACCCGAACGCGCCAGCTTCTTCAGTAATGCAAAGCGTAAAAAACATGTATTCGAATATTCTTAAAACTTGTGACCATTGAACGGCTTAGACTATACAGACGCGGAAATTGAAAAAATAGTAAATGATATTTACGGCGGTTCTATTTCGCGCGAAGTTTTGCCTGTAGGCTTGTATAATGATATTCGCGCGCGCTTGAATAAGGCTGTTTTTGAAGGTTTCGGCGGCACTTATTCGGACTTTAATACTTCTACAGAAGAAGGCCTTATTATGGCCGGATTTGAAAAGAATATTGCTGTTTTTTCGGGTGCTAAGACTTTTCAGCAAGTTAATGACATGAGCAACTTTTTATATTCGAATGGTCAAAAGATTCCTTTTGGTGAATTTAAAAAGTATGCAAACGAAATACTTGAAACTTACAATAAAAATTGGTTAAATACAGAATATAACACGGCTTTAAGTCAGGCAATTTCCGGCCGAAAATGGAGCGAAGCAGTAGGCCAAAAAGACATTTTTCCATTATTAAAATATTTGACTATAGGCGACGAACGCGTTCGAAGAAGTCACAAAGATTTAGACGAAGTAGTTTTTGAAGTCGGCGACAAATTTTGGAACAATTATTTTCCGCCGAATGATTGGAATTGTCGCTGTACGACTGAACAGCTTGAAGAAGGCGAAGAAACAACGACAGACCCGACAAGAACGTTCGAAGACAATCCTGATTTATTTAAAATGAACGCCGGAAAAGATAAGATTATATTTCGTGAAGACGTTCATCCATACTTAAAAGTTGACAAACGTTACGAAGTCGCGCTTGGTCGAAACTTTGATTTGCCTTTTGTTCCGCAAGTGAAGCCAGCGCCGGCGGTTAAGCGCAAGCCAAGGGCGCCGAAGGTTTCGCCTGTTCCTGAAGTAGCGCCAACTATTGAAAAATTTGTTAAGATTTCAAACGTAAAAGAATTCAAGTCAAAACTTATACAGGTTTTTACCGAAAAGGCCGGTTTCAATATGTCGGGAGGAATTCGGGTTTCTTCTAAATTAACAGTTGAAAGCATGAACTTAAGACTTGAAGCGCTTGAAGATTTAGTTGATAATTACAGTTTTTCAGATACTTTGCTAAAAGAAGAAGTTTCAAAAATGGCTTTCACGAGTTCAGACAGCGCTTACGGTTATATAAAGTCAATGACGCATAGAGATAGAGCAACGCGAGGTTATAAAGGAACTTCTATTTATGAAATGAACTTTGGACACTTGTCAGACAGTTCAGGAAGCCGAACTTTCGACCCGTTGGCAAAATTAACGCGCGGAAAAAGTCGCGTCGATGCCATTAATAACGAAATAGCGACGACTGTTCACGAATTCGCGCACGTTATTTGCACAGACAGAGCCGAAATAATAACGGGGTCAAAAGGCGCTGAATTTATCGGAAAATTAAGAGTATTAAGGAATGATTATAATTCCGAACTTTTTGTTTCTCACGGACTTACAGACAAAAAAGAATTAATTTCATTATCTTTGGGAAAATACGCTTCGACAAATTTAAACGAATTTATGGCCGAAGCTTTCACGGAATACAAACTTTCAAGTCAGCCTTCTAAATATGCGGTTAAGGCTGGCGAACTTATTGACGAATATTTTAAAATAAAAAAATAATATGGAAGCTAAAAATTTAGTTTGTTTTAATTGCGTTCATTTTCGCGAATTTGCCGGCGGTTGCGATGCTTTTCCTGAAGGAATTCACGAAAAAATTACTTCAGGTCGTGACGAGCATAAAGAACCGTTAAAAGGTCAAGGTAACGAAATAGTCTTTGAACCTATAGAAGCGCCGGAATAATGGCTTTTAATTTTGAACAGAAAATTCAAGAACTGAAGCGCGCGCGGTCTACTTTGCCGATAATTATCGGAAATATGGCCAAGCGTCACTTCGTCAAGTCTTTTCGCGACGGTGGTTTTACAGACGAAGCTTTTAATCCTTGGCAATCAAGGAAAAGAAGCGACAGGAACCAAAAAACGCGCGCTATTTTAGTCAAAACCGGTCATTTGCGGAATAGTATTCGCGTACGGGTGGCAAACTATAATAAAATAGAAATAGGCTCTTACAATATACCCTATGCAGTTTTTCACAACAAAGGCGTCGGAAAAATGCCTAAACGTCAATTTATAGGTCAAAGTTCAAAGCTTTCAAAGGAAATAATGAAAAGAATTAGTAAAGAAATAAAAGAAATATTATAATGAATTCGAAACTAGCCTTATTTGACGCGCTGGCGTTGCTTTTTAAAGAAAAAATTCCTGAAGTGAAGACTTTCAGGCTTTTCAATAACCAATTCGAAAAAGAAGCTGTTGAAAAAGCTTTTTCTTGGCCGGCCGTATTCGTTGAATTTTCTTCTATGGAATACATTACTAAAAGCGAAGGTTTACAGGAAGCGGACGCTGTTATTCTTTTTCACGTTGGTTTTGCGTCATTAAAGACCGAAGACCGCGACATTTTTATTCTGTCTGAAAAAATAAATTTTCAGCTTCAGAATTTTTCTATACTTGACCTTAATACAGCCTTCGACAGAAAAAGAGAAGAACACGACACGAACCACGACGGCGTTATTGTTTGGAAAATGGAATATAATACTTTGATAACTGACAACAGCGCAAACAGGAAGCGCAAGTTAATAAGGTTCGAAGGCGTTCCTGACCTTGAAGTCAACGTTATAGATTCGCCTTACTTCTTGAAACCTTCATAATACAGAATAAAAAAAAGCCTTCGTAATTGAAGGCTTTTTCGTCTAATCAAAAAAAATGTTAACAACAAAATTAACAGCTATAATAAGGAGTGATTCAAATGTAATTAAATTAAACCTTTTTTAGCGTCTTTTCTTCAGATATTTTTTTATTTGCCAAGGCTTCGACCTCAACGTTGTCTTTTTCTTTAGATAAAAGCTTTTTTTCGTCGCGAGTTCCGGCGGTTCCGGCTTTCATTTCCTTTTTGTGAATTGCAGCCTGTTCCGCCGTATTTGTTTCCAATGTGAAGCCATTCGGTTTCCAATTTACGCGTAAAATTGCGTAACCGTTAACGCTATAAATTTGGCTTTTAAAACGGGCGTCTTTTTTTGATTCCGTCGGCGTCGCGTTTAGTTTTATTTTGCCTTCTAAAATGTCTTCGGGGTTGTAGCCGTTTCGCTTTAATTCGCTTCTTACGGCGTTATTTATAACTTTTAAAGAGTTTTGAACAAAAGATATTGCTTGTTGTTCTAAGGAAATAAGTTCCGCAAAGCTTGCTTCAGCTTTTCGAAAGTTGGCTAATTGAAAGACAGGCGAAAACCCGAAATAAGCGACAAAAGAATTGATTAAGTTTTTCATTATTTTTTTTGTTTTGCGAAGTCTTTCCAAATTGTATCTTCAGACAAGAAAAGGCGTTTGGCTAAGTCGCGAACTACGTCGGTCGCGTTTAGACTTTTGTGACGCTGGTTAACTTGTTCCTTAACGTACTTTTCGCGGTCTTTCAGGGTTTTTTGGTTCTTCTTCATGTTGTTTTACTATAAAGACAAAATAAAGAGTTATAAACGACAAAAACAAGCCTTTTTTTAAGTTAATATTGTAGCATGGAAAAAAGATATATTAACGAGTTTAATGAAAGCGCGGCTTCAGCTGAAATGTTCATATATAAAGAGATTTCAAACGAAGGCGTTAACGGCGCTTATTTCGCCGAAGAACTTCGCTGGTTAGTCGAAAACGGTGCTAAGACAGTTCGAATAAAACTTAATTCTGTAGGCGGTGACGTTATTCACGCGCAAAGTATTATTTCCGAAATTATTGACGCTAAGAAAAAAGGCGTTATTATTGAAACATACGCGAACGGACTTGTCGCTTCTTCGGCTGGTGTTATTTGGCTTACAGCTGAAGCTTCAAACAGGTACGCAAAAGATTACGCGCGTTTAATGGTTCACGGTGTAAGTTTTAAAGACGAAAAAAACGTTTCCGAAAATGACCTTAACAGCTTAAACCAATTTAAGGCGACCTTAATACAAATATTAACTAATAGAACAGGAAAAAAAGAAGCGTTTTTTGAAGAACTTTTTTCAAATGGAAAAGACAATTGGTTTAATACAAAAGAAATGCTTAAAAACGGCCTTCTGTTGGTTGGTAACGTTGAAAACACAAATGTCAAGGTAAACATAACAGATAAAGAAAAAACGGCCGGCGTCGCGGTCGTTTACAATATGATTAATTCGACGGTAAAAGAAAATATTAATAAAAACCCTTTAAAAATGAAAAATGTAATTGCGCGTTTGAAACTTCAAGAAGGCGCTTCAGAAGAAGTAATTGACAAAGCCGTTGAAACTATTCAAAACAGTTTAACGACAGCTTCGGCGACTATTGGAACGCAAGCTTCGAAAATTCAAGAACTAGAAAATTCGATTAAAGAAAAAAACGCTATAATCGAAGCGAACAACAAAGCCGCGACTGTCGCCTTTGTTGAAAACTGTATTAAAGAAGGAAAAATTGACCCTTCGAAAAAAGAAGCTGTTATTGCTTCAGCTGAAAAAGACCTTAACGGCTTTATTAATTTAATGACAGCGGTTCAAGTTAAACCGGCCGACATTCGTAACGTCTTCAAAGACGACAAAGGAGCGCCAGCAGCACCAGCTGAAACAAGAACCTTCAGACAGCTAGAAAGAGAAGCGCCAAGCGTTTTAAACGCTATGAAGTCAGAAAATAAAGCGGCTTACGTTGCTTTGTATAATACGGAATACAAAACTAATAAAACTGAAGCTGATTTTTAATAATTAGCTAAAGTAAAACCTTTAAAATTTAATAAAATGAAAAATAGAATTTCCCTTTTACGCGTCGCGATGAATATCGTTTTGGCTTTTGCTATTGGCGTTATTTTTAACAGCGCTATTATAGGCGCTGGCGTTTTCCTTATTGGAACAGGAGCGCAAATATTATTCAAAAAGGCTTTTATAGCTGGGAGTTTAGGTTTCGCGCTTCAAACTGAAGTATGGATTGCAGACATTCAAGAAAAACTTTTTTACGGAAACGAATTTTTGTTTTTGGCACAAGACCATTCTGAATTTATTCAAAACAAAACGGTTCACGTTCCGCAAGCTGGCGCAAATCCGACAGTCGTTAAAAACAGAACAGCGATAACAACAGACCCGATTCAAAGAACTGATACTGAAATTACTTACGACCTTGACAACTACACGACAGACCCAATTTTAGTGAAAAATATTGAAGACTTGCAAGTTTCTTACGCAAAACGTCAGTCAGTTATGTCTTCTCATATCGCTACGCTTTCGGACGTTATAGCGACTGAAACGCTTCAAAAATGGGCGGTTTCTGTTTCAAGTACTCACGTTATTAGAACGACCGGAGCAAATACCGGAACTTTACCAAACGCGACAGCTACAGGAACACGTTTAAAAACCACAAAAGAAGACCTTGCGCGCGCTTCGGCTAGAATGGATTTAGATAAAGTTCCGTCAAAAGAGCGTTACGCCGTTATGCCGGCTGTTATGTTTTATGACTTGTTTACTGATAGCGATTTAGTACGTTCACGCGCTACGATTTCAAAAGACATGCTTGAAAAAGGTGTTATTGCTGAACTTTTCGGCTTTAATATCATTAAAAGAGGTGAAGCGGTTCTTTATACTTCAGCTGGAACCAATACTTTAAAAGCAGCAAACGCAGCAGAAGCCGCGACAGATTGCGCCGGAACAGTATGTTTCAGCAGATACATGACTTCGCAAGCTTTAGGCGAAATTATGGTTTATGTTAACGAAGGCGACGCGAAAAGTTACGGCGATATTATGAGTGCTGAAGTAAATCACGGGGCGCACTATTTAAGAACCAATAACGTCGGACGCGTTTCGATAGCTCAAGGCGTAGGCGTTTAATTAGAATAAAATATTTATGAAAAAAGGCGACGAATGACGTCGCCTTTTTTTTAACCTTTTTTTAAAAATATAAATTATGAATGACGTAATTTTTAACCGTGGTGAAGGCGGAATTGGACGCGCTTTAAACGGCGAAGACCATATTTCAGGACTTTTAGCTTATTTAGTGGCCGCCGATTTGCCAGCTTCTTTTTTGTCTGAAAAAATCCAAGTTGTTTATTCAATCGAAGAAGCTGAAGCTTTAGGGATTAATAATTTACCGGCTACAGCTAGCGCTGTAAAAGCGTTACATTATCAAATAAATTCGATATTTCAAGCTAATAAAGGCGCTGTTCTTTACCTTGGTATATACGACAGAACAGGAACTATAGCGCCAAATTATTCGCGCGTTTTAGACCTTCAGCGATTCGCCGAAGGTAAAATTCGACAGCTTGGAGTTTTAGACGAAGAAGTTGCTTTTTCGACTACGGCCGTAGTAGCTTTGCAAGCGCAAGCCGATATTTTAGAAGCTGAACACAAGCCTTTAAGTATTGTTTACGCTGGTAAAATGACGACTTTCGCGATTACTTCTACTTTGCCGGACTTAAGAACACAAGACGCGAAAAACGTTTCTGTCGTTATAGGTCAAGACGGTTCAGGACTTGGAGCGCAAATACAAGCTTCGATTTTAGGCTTAACAATTGGTTTTTTATCACTTGCTAAAGTTAACGAAAATATAGGCTGGGTTGGTCGCTTTAATGTAGCTAAAAACGCGACAAATGAAT